ACAGCGAGCCGTAGCCGGTCCAAAGATAGACCGGAGTCGAGAAGCCAAGGTTGGCGAGCAGGATCGGCGAAAGCTGCGCGGTGGTGACTTCCGTCACCATATTCGCGGAGAGCGTGCGACCGGCGGTTGTGATGCTCATTGCGCCACGTCCTCGACGATGCCGAAGTTCACGCCGTAGATTTTCGCTAGCTCAATCGTCCAGTTCGTCGCCGGCTCGGAGAGACGGAAGACGCCTTTCGCGTTCGTGTAGGTGATCGACGTGCCGGCCGAGTAGCTCGAGCGCAATACAGGAAACAAGTCGACGCTGCTCGAGGAGTTGACCTGCACGACCTTGTAGAGCGAGGTGCTGATCTGGAGCCAATCGCCCACGGCGAAGGAGCCGGTCGCGCCGGCGAAGGTGAGCGTCGAGCTGTTCGCGGTCGCGCTCGAGACGGTCAGCGTACCGGTGACGCTTCCACGCGGTGAGGTGTTCGCGTAGTCTTGGAAGTAGAACGTCCCTCGCTGCGCCGCGAGCAGGAAGCCGATGATCTCCTCGGCGTCGGCTCGCGTCATCGGAGGACAATCGACTGAGCCGAGCCAGCCCTGCCCGCTCCAGTTGTATTGTTGCGTTTGCAGCGTGAACGGCGAGGTGTTGCGCGCCGAGGCGCTCACTCCGGTCAGGGAAAGGCGCGAGACGCGAAACGGCGACGGAGGCGTGAGCGGATACGAGATTGCCATAGGTTAGGCGAAGGCGGCACGGTAAGCTCCACCGCGACGAACCATATCGGGAATCTCCGCCTTTAGTCGCTTGCGCTCGGTGTCGAGGATCGGAGCAAGCTCGGCGCGAGAGATGCCGGAGGCGATGTTGTAGGTGATGTTTATGCCGCCGCCTCCGAAAGATGCGCCGGCCAGCCGGTCGTTGCTGACGATAGAGCCGGAGGAACGAGGGACAAAAAGTTCGGGACCGCGCTCTCCGACGATGTACGGATTGCCAGAACCAACGGGACCACCTTCGGCCTTGAATAGACCTTTGAAGAAGTTGCCAAGACCGGCACCGAGCGGAGCTGTGACAGCCTCGCGGAACGCCATCCGTAGTAGGTCTTGCGCGAGATTACGGAGAACCTCCGAGAGCTTGCCGCCAACGAAGACCGCATCCTCGAGCGACTGCGCGATAATTTCGCCGGACTGGCGCGCAATCTTCTGCACCATTGTCTCGAGATACACTCGCTTGCCCATCAGATTGATGAGTTCCTTCTGAAACTTGGTGAGCTGATCGTAAATCCGCAGCTCGTCAGCCGTTGCCAGCTCCGGCATAAAGTCCTCCGGCAAGGAGTTTTGTAGGGTCTTAATGACGCTGGTCAGTAATTTGACTCGCCCAATGATCTTTTCCTGCTGCTGCTCCTGTGTGAGTTCTGTATCAAGCAAGGTCTCATACGCCTTGTTCACGTCCTCGACGCTGTCCTGATAATCTTGAAAAATCTTTGTGGCGATTTTTCTCTGCTCCGTTTGAGCGCGCAACGCCTGTTCTTCTCGCATCAGATCGTTTAGCTCCTGCGACAATGCAGGATTGTCGGCCTCCTGATTGATGCGTTCGATCTCATCGGCGAGCCGACCGAAGTGTTGCGCTGGGGTTTCGCCGATGGCCTCAAGCTCTCGGCGCATCTGCTCAATGTCCTTCGTCAGCTCCTTGATCTTCGGAGCGTCGCGTTCAGCACGAATCTTGTCCGCGATACTTGCGGACCGAACTTGCGAGACGCCGGTCAGCGCGTCCTTCAAATCAAGAACGCCGTTGACCGCATTGGCGACGCCCATCTTGAGCGCCTGCATCATAGAATCGAGAGCGCCCGTCGCCCTCGTAACCTTGTCAACCTCTTCCTGCGTAGCGCCGAACTTCTCGGCGTCCTTTTCTACGTCACGCAGCGCGTTGTTGAACGCCATCACCGCACGCTTCGCGACGGCTAACGTGAGAAATCCTCCGAGTGCCGTTCCCGCTTTTCCGACCGCGGATTGGAGCGAGGAAAGCGACCGCTGAATGTTAGCGAAGACCTGCCTCGTGAGGTCGAGCGCCTTGATTGCGATGACAGCTTCAGCGGCCATGTCGGTTTTTGAGTTTGTTCTTGTGGTCTAGATACGCGAGCCAGCCGTCGAGTTCCGTTTTCGGCATCTGCACCACCTCCGACGCAAACTTGCCGAGCAACTCCGCAATGGCATAAACGGCGAGGAAGTCGGCGGCTTCCCCGCCGTGCATCAGTTTTTTAGGTCTTCAACCTTCGGCGCATCATCCGCGAGGATCGCGTTTGCAACGCGAGCAATCACATTTGAGTCGGCCTTGTGGAGCAGCGTCGGACGGTGGTCGATGTTGAACAACTTCTCGCCCTTGGCATCGGTCGCCTTGAGGATCAGGATGTCCACCAGCAGCTCCATATCGTTCTCGCGGCTTTTCCGGTAGAGCTTGTTTTTTTCGGCAAGCGTGACCGGAGTCGCGTGAATCGTGAGCTTCCACTCGGGAACCTCGATCACCTTGGAGCCGAGGCTCGAGAAATGCTCGCGGACTAGATCAATCGCGTCCAAGTGTCACCTCAAACGGTTAAGGTTGAGAGCGTGCCGTTGCCTTCGATGGTGATCGAGCCTTCGACCATACCGTCGAACGCGGCGCTGATGTCGAACTTGGTCACGATGCCACCGCCCGAGTAGTAGGTGTCGGTGGAGTCTGCACCCTCGGGATAGAGGTTGACCGTGACCGAGGAGCCGACCGTCAGCGTGAGCTGGCCGGCATCTGTCTCGTCCCAGTAGAGGTCGCCCGAAACGGACCACGTCCGCATCGTAGCTTTGCGCGTGCGGAACGTGTCGCCGATGACAGAGTCCTCGACGGTGTCGGATGAATTGGCGAGAGCGTAGTTGCGAAGCTCTCCGATGGTGGTCGAGGAAATCTTTATGAGCCCCTCGCGGCCGAGATGGTTTGCCATATTAGTCGGTGGTGAGATAGATAGCGTTGAAGGTGTGCCGAGCGACGCCCCATTGGCGCTCCTCGTCCGGCTCGATCACATAATTGACCCGCGTCAAATGAAGATCGCGGCACGCTCCTCCGAGCGTCACGTCAGCTAGAACAGCGGCCTCAACCGCGGCGCTCCCCGTATCGAGCAAGTCGTCAAGAATCGTCGAGGCCGTGACCGCGGTGAAGTAGTCCACGTTGACCTCGAGCGTGCGGTATTGGACGCGATTGCTCGGCGCGAGCGAGCGCACCTCGATGTTTTCATTCACCGCGTACACGGCGCAGGCTGGAAAGCTGACCGAGGCAATCGTGCGGTCGCGGCCTTTCAGCAGATTCGCCGTGACCACGACCGAAGCTCCTGTGATGGCGTTGCCGATGGCGTTGCGAATGTCGGTGCGAGTGCTCATCTCAATAGCTGCCGCCGGCAAGTTTCTTGAAGCCTAGGTTGACCGCCTTTCCTTGAATGACTCGCTCGAGCTTCTTCTGCGCGACGCGGAGTCGGAAGCGGATCGTCGTGTCGATCTTCTTCTGCGCGTCCGCGATCTTCATATTGCCGTTGCGAGCAACGAAGAACGGATTGCGAGCGTAACTGTATTCCAAGTCCGACCTCGATCCGGCGTAGCTTCGGCTGGCGAACTTCTTCGTCTTCACGCCAAGCGCCTGCGCGGCCTTGTTCCAGCCGCTCAACATAAAGCCAACGCGCTGGTTCACGACCTTGTTGTACCGCCGCATATCGACGCGGAACGCGACATTACGAGCGACGCCCTTAACGCGACCGGCAACGCGGCGGGATTGATGATGCTGCGCGATCTCGTCCTGATTCGCCAGCACGCCGAAGTTCTTGAAAAGATTCAGATTTGGATTTTGTAGCAGAAGCCGGAGCTTCTCCGCGTTGCGTCGGCGAACGTACTTGGCGATGGACTTGTAGAAGCCGCCCTCGGTCGCACGCGCCTCGAATGACTGATAGTCCAGCGGAACCGCGACCTTGTTCAGATCGTTCGCAATCGTTCGGTCGCCAGCTTGCTTGCTCGGAGGCGGCGTCGTTCGGACCACGCTTTGCACGACGTACTTCGCCTCCTCCTTGATGAATTGCCCGAGGTCT